ATGACCACAGGAAGCTCAATAATCTTTAAAGGTATCAGAACATCAAGTGGTAACCAAACTGCCGCTCTGAAGTCTCTAAATGGCGTTACAACCTTTGTTATTGATGAAGCAGAAGAATTGACTGATGAATCTACTTTTGATAAGATTGATTTCTCTGTACGTTCATTAACTAAACAGAATAGATGTATACTTATATTAAATCCAACAACTAAAGAACATTGGATATATCAAAGATTCTTTCAGAACTCTGGAGTAAATTCTGGTTGGAATGGTTCTACAAATAAAACAACTTATATACACACAAGTTACAAAGACAACAAAGATAATTTATCTAGCTCATTCTTAGAGCAGATATTTGAAATGAAACTAAAGAGACCAGACAAATACGAACATCAAATTCTTGGAGGTTGGTTGTCTGCGGCAGAAGGTGCTATCTTTAAGAACTGGAGAGTAGGAGATTATATACAAACAGAGATTAGTTGTTATTGTCAAGACTTTGGATTCTCGGTAGACTTAACAACCCTTGTAAAAATATCAGTAGACAAAGCCTTAAGTAAGTTATATGTAAAGGAGATTTATGGTAAGGCAGGATTATCCACGACTGATATAGCTATGAAGAATAAAATGGAATGTGGAGTAGATTTAATTATATGCGATTCTTCTGAGCCACGTCTTATAAACGAGATTAAGCAGAAAGGAGATTTAAACATAAGACCTACAATAAAAAAGAAAGGTAGTATACTCTCTGGTATAGCTTTAATGCAAGACTATGAGATTGTAGTTGATAGGAAGTCTCATGGTATTGTAAGAGAATTAAATAACTATGTATGGCAAGAAAAGAATACTAAGCCAAACATTGGTTATGAACATTACATAGATGCTATTAGATATGGATTGACATTTCTTATACAAGGTCAGAACTCTGGCAAGTATGTCATTAGGTAATCATTAAACATAGTAGGTCTTTTACCTAATCATTAAACGCAGTAGGTTTTGTGGTCATTAAACGTAGTAGGTATTTTATGTTATCGTTAAACATAGTAGGTTTTGTGACTCTTAAACATAGTAGGTTTTTACTAATGTTTTATTCCTCCCTCTTTTGATATTTCAAATATCTATTTGTTAATTTCTGTTAACCAATACAAAATAGTTTTGTTAGTCTCAATTATTTTTTGTATACGCATACACGCAATAATAAGGACACATTTAATATGTTAAAGTTTTGTTAATGCTTTTGTTATGTTAATTATTTGTTTATATATTTGGGTAAACAAAAAAACAATAAATATGAAAATGCCTAAAAACAGAGATTACGTTGATTACGATGCTTTAAATCCTATTCAGAAACAATACATAAATGATTGTATTTTGTTAGAAAATTTAGGAAAGCCAAATGACTTATTAGACGATTTATACAGAGCGGTTTATTTAAAAGATAAATAATTAATAATTAAACAAAACACTATGAAACACTTAAAAAACAATATTGCAAACATTCAATTAGCTGGAACATTAATCGGTGTAAATTGGTATGATATACATGATTTAATTGATAAAAATACACTTTACAATGTACCAGCACAAAAATGGCTATATAAACATATTAAAGACCATTTTGGAACAGTTATTTTAGATAAAAAAATGTTTATATGAAAGATTTAAAAACTAGAGAATTGTATATATTATACAGAGCATTAAGAGATTTAAAAACCTTTGATGTATCCACCTCGTCTAAAATTTCGCATAATGAAGTAAGTAGATTGACAGATAAAGTGGATAAAGAATTACAAATAAAATATTAACAATAAAACAAAACAATGAAAACAGAAAATAGATTTGAGAGATGGTCTTGGGGTAAAAATGCTCATTCAATAATAGACCATAAAAAAGATGGACAAGTAATCAAAGTTTATAAAACTATAAAGGCTTGTAATAATAATGTATCCGAATTAAACAACAATAATTTAAAACAACATGAAACAGAAACAATTTAAACACAATTTAAGTAAAGCCAAAAGGCAAAAGGCTCATGAAAGGTATGTACTAAACAACCTTTTTGAAGACTATTCATTAACATTAATTAATCTAACAAATAAAAATAAATAACATGGACAATCAAATATTCGCATATTACAGAATACAACAAAGAGTTAAAAAGATAAAAGAATCAATAGAATTATTGAAAGAGCAAGGCTATACAATTATAGATTTGGAGGGTAAAATAATCCGTAAAAAAGATGATTAATTATGAGAATTAAATATAATATTTGTGATTTTTGCGGTTATGAAAATCATATAGATAATTTTAAATGTGAGGGAGAAGACTGCGGAGTCCCTTTAGATTTAGAACTTAGTTATAATGAATGGGGTTTACCCGATTTAAAACAAAAAATAACAACATGAAAGTAAACAGAATAAGCAAAGTATATAGACCTATGAGGGAATTTGGTAAACTATTAAAAGATTTATTTAACCCAAAGAAGTCGACACATTTCTGGATAAGAGTAACAAAAGAATTTCACACCAGAGAGGAAAGAGAAGAATTTATCTACGCTACATTAGAGCTGTTAGATAATGAAACCAAAGTAAAAGCATGATTATCCTAACATTTAAACAATAAATTATGACACACACGGAAGACATTAAAAGAATAAGAGAGGATTTAAAGAAATTAAACAGCGAATCGTTAACAATAGATTCTGAACATAGAAAAGAGATGGAAAGCGATATAATTATCGATATAAAGAGTTATTGGACCATACAAGGCGAAGATAAGGTGCGTTCAGAGCGATTAGCGAAGCTTTCTATATATGGATATACCATAACGTCAAAAGAATTTGAAGTGCTGTTAGAATCGCTTAAAATGGTTTATATGAATCATCCAGACGGAGAGGTAAAAATGGAGGTTAAGTATAATTACGAGTATTTAAATTGCTAGATTACGATTATCCTAGGGCTAAATAATTAAACATAATAACAAAACATAATAATTAAAATAAATAAACATGAGACAGATTACAAAACAAGCAGTAAACAAATTTAATAATAATGACAATTATAAAAAAGACAATACGAGAATTGAATATCAACATATATTCTCTGAGCCTACGACAATAATGTATTTACATAATAATATAATTGCACAAAAGCTAAACAAAGAAATAAGAATAAGTAATTGCGGTTGGTTTAGTAACACCACAAAAGAAAGATTAAACGGGTTATTAGATTCAATAGGTTTTAATAAGATTTACCAAAAAAACTTTGAGTGGTTTTTAGCTGATAAGAAATGGAATGGTAAGCCCGTTAAGTTAATAGGCACTAACAGTTGGGAATATATATAAACGCAGTAGGTATATATAAACGCAGTAGGTTTTTCTATCCCCTTAAACATAGTAGGTTTTTGGGGATTTTTATTTAGAATCATTATAAATAAGAATTGTGTATAATTCTCACTTTATGCAATATTATTAATTATATAATCTATATTATGTTAATGACTTGTTAAGGTTGTTATTTAGAATCAATATAAATTAATATTAATATTGTTTATTATTTGTTAATTAAATTTATTTACTTATCTTTGAATCATATTAATAATAAAAACTTTATAAAATGAAACACACAAAAACAAACAGAGTATTAAACATTATTGTAAAACTTTACGCTGGCTTTTTAGGTTCCTTAATTATATTAGGTTGCTTGAAATTAATCATTGAAATGATAAGCGGAAACACGCCAAATATAATTTTATAATTATGAAGACACTTGAAAAAATAATACTAAGTAAGCCATTTATAATATCTTTTTTATATGGCTCAATGTTTTGCTTATTGGCGTTATTGTCAATCGGTGAAAGTTTAATCGAATTAATAATAAATAAATTTATATAATATGAGCACACTTGAAAAAATAATATTTAAACAGAAACAAGAAAAACAAATTAACGATTTAATTAAATTATTTGATGATTATTTGCCTGAGATTGATATTGATTATTTTTTGAATGGTTATGAGACTGGACAGGATGTAAATAACTCAGATGACTTATACGAAATAATACAAGACGCAGGAGGGTTTGAAATTGATATAATATATTATTCAAAAGCTATGAAGTACTTATCTGAAAATGACGCCTCCTTAAGCGAATCAATAGAGATTGCTTCCGATATGGGATATAGTACCGAGAATATAAACTCCGAACTATTAGCAAGCTTACACGCCTCACAAAAGGTAAGAGAGGATTTTTACAGCATTACAGATGAAATTGATGATATATTAAGTAGATAATATTAAACCTCCTTAAACACGCTATAAAGCCCTTTAATTAGGGCTTTTTTTATACCCTATATTTAAAGCTTTTATTTATTGGACTTATTCTGTAACTCTTTTATAATTAGATAGAGTGAGTATCTTAGATATAACAAACAAATCCATTCTAAGCCATTCTAAGGCACTATCTCAATTCCTCCTATACCTACCTATCACTTATATATTTAAACAGCTTAGATAAGCTTATATTAAACATATTATATATTAACAAAACTTTAACAGAATATATTTGTTTATATGAAATTATTTTAGTATTAACGTAAAACAGAGACCGAGAGGCTTAATGGCTCAATTCAATGAATTCAAACCATTTTGAGTAGGGGTACCCTAACTTCTACAAAGTAAAATTGATTAAGCTGACTAGAAAATTTTAGTAGAACTGAAAAAACTACATTAAGGATGTAACTATGCACCCCCTAAACATCTTTAAAATAAATAATAATGCAGGTAAGGTTGAATAATGTTTGGGTGCTGACAAAAGATGATTAAAAGAGTAACATTGCAATCACTTAACTGACTTGATTTATCTGAACCAACTGCCTTACACTTGTGACAGAAGTTTGGGAACTTGCTAAGTAGATTTCCAACTACATTAAGATAACTACAATATAGTGTTTTTGTTCAACCTATACAACTAAAACAAGCTAATTTATACATATTCTAAATAAGAGAATTGACAAATATTGTCAACAATACACACTTACTATAAAGCATTGGTGGTACAAAACAATATGGTTTCAGTTATCATATTATATATCATTATATGGCTATAGTAGAATTAGAATTAAAAGTACCAGAAAAATTAGCAGGTATTAAACTTAAACAGTATCAAGAATATTTAAAGATACAAAAGGAGAATGAAGAGACTGAAGACAAAGGAAACTTTCTTAACTCCAAATGTATTCAAATATTTTGTGGATTAACATTAAAAGAATCTTATAACTTACCAGTTAAGATGTTTGACGGTGTATTGAAACAGATAGGTAATTGTTTTGATGAACCTACTCCGCTTATAAAAGAGTTTAGTATGACTGGTT